ATTTTGTTTCTTGTGCCTGAAGTTTTGCACGAATTTCTGCTAATGTGGCCATAATGTTTCTCCTATTGTTATGCCTGTTTTGCCTTTATATTGTTTTACACCAACTGTAAAACAAAAAGTGCATACATGTTATTGTACGCACTTTTATTTAGTAATGCAACATCAAACCACGATTAAATGTGGTCAATATTACCGTTTTAGTATTTTGCTAGTTCTCTGATGCGAGCTAATGAATCCATCATAGGATCTGCTTGAACAGGTGCCGCTACCGGCTGTTCTTGCATAGCAGGTGTTCCCATTCCTTGTGTCTTAGCACTTAGTTTTTCAACTACGTAGTTAGCAAACTGTCCAGCTTGTTCGCCAAACTTCTTTTCACAAGCAATCTTAACGCCTTCTTCGCCACGTGGGAATGTGCCAGTCTGACTGTCATACATTGATTGGATGAACTCAACAACTTCTTGAGTAATACCTTGTTGTGGTTGCGGTTCTTGAACTGGCTCTTGTTGTTCGTGCTCTAATGAACCCATTTGATCAACTTGATCTTCAAACTCTTGGAACATGCTGTGTTCTTTTACGTCTTCTTCATCATCACATGAACATGGATCTTCATTACATACTGAGCATTCTGCTTCTTCAGCAACTAGATCTTCATAACCTAACTCGCCTTCGCGCTTTTCGCTTACTAGCTTATAGATGTATGGAAATACACCTTTTAGTTCTTCATTGAATGTACGAATAGTCAATGCATCTACCCAACTGTTGATCATATCTTCTGGAACTTCTTGTGCTTCTGCAGGAGCAAATGATTCACGGAAACTTTCATAATGAGCTTGCTTCTGTAGACTTGCTACTTCGTGTTTGACTGCTTCAATGCGTTCCATAACACGCTCGCTAATGTCGCCCATGGCTTCTGCCATAACGCCACTACGTTGTGTGTACTGTTTGAACTGACGTAGCTTGCTTAGTTCTTCGCTCAATCCACTAATATGATTGCCAATGCTGTCATATGGATTGCCGCCGTTGGCCACGTGAACAGCCATAGCACGAGCACCATTCAAATGCTTTGCAGGATAACGGAAACGTTCGCCTGTTGAGCTTTCAATATAGATGCTTTCGATACGCTGTGTACGACCAGCTGGGTTAGCATAGTTAACTGGTGCGCTGTGCTTGACAATAATCTTTGCCTCGCCCACGTCTTGGTAACTAGTCTTACTCGTACCAAATAGTTTTGATTCACTCATGTTTTCTTCTCCGTTCCTTTGTGCTAGATAAGCATAATCTCGTTTTTCTAAGTTTGACTTAGCAATATCGCGTGTGTCAAACTTTAATAAATTCTTTCTTGCAAACTGTCTTAACTCTTTTAAAAATCCAAACCATTCATCTGTAACTTCATCTGTATGTGCATCTAACATAGATTCATCATAGATCACAGTTAGTGCATCGTCGTCGATTTGCAAGTTAACACGACCCAACTCATCACCTTGAACCTTATAGCTTACATCAAAGAATCTAGCAGTTTCCGGGTCAGTGGTTAGGGCGCCTTCAGCATCACCCATCTTTACATTAGAGAAGCGGCTACGTACTTTGTTAAAAAGGTCAGTTGATACAGTGGTTAAGTCTTTCATAGTTGTATTTATTAGAAACTGCTGGAAACGAATATGGGCATGGGCGGTTCCCAATCTTCGTTTATGTCTTCAAATTTATCGCCCATAACGTCAAATACCCTAGTATCCCAATCGGCTAGTACTGCACTCATGCGTACTGCCAGCAACATTGCACTGACTAAGTCGTCAGTTTCGCCTACTTTTGCTTTAAAAGTGATACCGTTGGCAATAAACGCTTTAAGCTCTGATATTAAGGGCTTACTGCTTATTTTAAGTTTACCTGTTTCTATTAAGTGTTTTAATCGACTACATGCGGCTATTTTGGTCTTATGTGTAGTGTTAAATCCCTTACGGAACTTACGTACATGTCCTTTACGCATAGGTTCAGCTACAAACAAACCTGGGATATTTTCTTCTCCCACGTTCTTTATCACTACTAATGCCGCTTCGCCAAGTGTGTTATTTTCTAATGACCAATACAAGTTAGTACCGTTCATCTTAGGGCAACAATCTACAATATATTTGTTAATATCTCTTAGGATTCTAATCTGCCCTTCTACTGCTGTAGTGTTATGTTGCCATTCTGCTACCTGTATCATCGAAGGTAGTTCGATGACCTGTATTGCCGCATAGTTGCCGCCTGTGCCCAATGCAGGGTCTAGCGATACAGCATATATCATATCATCTGTGGGCTGTTTATACCAGCGCACTTGTCCCATTTTAAGTATAGGTTCTTTACCTTCCATACCTGCAAGACAAATACTGTTGATTAGTGTTTCGTCATAGACCAAGAACTCGCATCCATATTCTCGGCGGAATCGTTCCTCGCCAATACGTCCAAGTTCTACTTGTTTCCATTTTTCATCACGATCAGGATGCTCTGACCAATGACAAGTAAAGGAGAAAAATCCGTTAACGCCTAGCTCTGTAGCATTGCCATGTTCGTCAAACTTTTTCTCTGCTTCTTTCCAGATGTTAGCAAATGTGTCTTCGTCTGAGTTAGGTGTGCTAGTAATAATAGCACGACCACCAGTTGCTAGCGTCGGGCTAATAGAGGTCCAAAACTCGTCTGCAATGTTTGGCTGTACAAATGCAAACTCATCACAGTATAGTAAGGATATTGACATACCGCGACCAGTATTGCCGGTAGTAGTTGCTGATACAATTCTTGATCCATTTTCAAACTCAATAGAGCCCTTGTTATAGTTGGTTACGCCTGCTCGAATATGATCCGGGCAATCTTCGTATGCGTAACGAATACGTTGCATAATTTCCTGTGCGCCTGTATATTTGTGTGCGGCCACTAGAATAGTTTGATCAGGGTTAAACATAGCATACCATAACAAGTAACCTGCCGCACAGGTTGTCTTACCTGTTTGTCGAGGTAACATGTTTACATTAAATCGATGATCATGATAACTGTGCAGTAGTCGAACCTGATAGTCAAAGGGTTCAAATAACAGTTTACCTTTTACTGGATGCTGGATGTAGAAAAAGTGTCTACAGAAATATTCATATCCAGTTTCCGGATCCATACAGGCTGCTAGTTCCTGAATCTGTTGTTCAGTGAACGTTTCCTGCTTATTGGCTTTTTTGATTAATACGCCGTCTAGTGATTTTGCCATAACTTTATTTAACGAAAAAAATAGACCCCGGAGGGTCTATTTGGCACCATTTATGCAAGGTGCTAACTGCTGACGAATTTACTCGGCGCCTTTACCGCTGTAGTTTTTACCTGCGGTGTGCTTGATGCCTGTTGCTGTCTTTTCAATAGTACCGCCTGTACTAGATTTCTTTTTCTCGCCTGCTTTCATTCCTGCTGTGCCTTCTTTTTCTTTCTTTGCACTATCAACTGTAGGGAATGCCTCTTTGACTTCTTTGTCTTTAAATGCTTTCTTCATTGGCTCTTTCTTATCGCCATCTCCGTCTGCATCAATGTAGTCTGGTTTAGCCTTGGCTTCTTTGATTTCTTTATAACGTGCATCTAGTTGCTTACGGATGCTTTCCATTGGATTGCCGCCACCGTTAACTTTAGGAGCTTCTTTACCTTTGCTTGCTAGGTCGTCGCCTGTTGGAGTTACTGCGTCTATACCGCTTACTTTTTCGTCTGGCTCAGTAGTTGCATCACCGAATCCACCGTCTTGATTTTCATCAGCTAGTGTGTCAGCCATGCCGCGTACTTCGTCAGCTACTTTCTTCATGTCGCCTTTTGGTGCAGGATCATTGCTGCCTACTGGAGACTTTTCACCAGCTTCGTCGCCGCCTTTTTCTGCGCCTGCTTCAGGTGCTTTAGGAGCCATTGCAATACCAGCTTTCTTAACTAGTGCATCTAATGGGTCCATGCCGCCTTCTGGTTCGCCACCAAAGCCTGGCTCATCTAAACTGATAGCTGGCATGCTCATAGGAGCCATTGTTGGCATTGGTGCCTGTGGCATTGCCGGAGCACCTACTGGACCTGCTGCCAATGGGCTTTCTGCCTTGTGCATTAGATCTAATAGACTCTTAATCTGATCAATACCTTGAGCATTTAGATTAACACTCATTGATACTGGAGGAGCTGTTGGAATGTTGTTCATTGGTTCTGGCATCATTCCACACTCATTAACCTGCTTAGTTTCTGAAACGATGTTCAGTAGTTTTTTCATGTCCATTTTATTTTCCTTTTACCGGTGATGGTATTGTATTTTGTTTAGAACCCACCGGGCTAATACCTACACTAGCTTCGGGCATTGGAGATTCTTTTTCTTTAGGTTGTCCTGCACATAGGTCTTTAGAATCTCTTGCAAGATCTTTTAAGAAACTGCTTACATGCTTTTCTCCCACTAGATTCTGTGCTGTCTTATCAACTTCAGATTCTTGTGGCTCTCCTAAAACTGGAGTCATCTTTTCATTCATTTCTGCTTCGTATTGTTCACTTGGATCGTTAGCAGTTCTTACAACTACTTGACACTTACAAACTTGTGCAATGTAAGCTTCTAGTACTTGTGGAGTTGTTGGATAGTGACACTCTAAATCAAACACAGTTACGTGTGAATTCTTTAAATTTGGAAAATCTAAAGGAACATCTTGAATAGGTGTGCGCTTGCCTTTGCTTAGTTTAACAACAGCAAACTTCTCCATCGCTGAGTTTAAATTAGAAGAAAAATCTTCAGATAAGTCTCCCGCGACTTTGATCTTAAATTCATAAGTCTTTTTGCTTTCTGTTAGATATTCTGTAAATGATTTCATTTCATGATCCTGATGTATTATTTATTTCATATTACGTAATTTTTCAAGCAGGCTATTACGGTCTGTAATAATAGTTCCTTCACCAGCAATCATACCTTCATCGCCTGTGGGCTTGTTAGCATCTTGATCAAGTTTGGCTTTTTTAATCTGTAGCTCAATCATCTTGAGTTTTTTGTCAATTTTAGCTGATTTAGCGTCAATAGCGTTCTTTAACATGCCGCCTGCTACTTCAAAAATCCTGCTTGAATATCGTGCTTCTACATTCATGCCCAAGTCCATTAAGTCATCGTAGGCATCTGTGGCACGTTGAGCAAGTTCGTCAAACTCTTTATCGCTAGCATCTCCTAGCCCTTTTACACTGGGTAATGCTGTTGCAATCTTGTCAAACTCTTCCATATCGCGAAAGAAGTTATCAGCGGGCATTTTACTGCGAGCTTCTTCAACTTCAGCTTTAGTTGCTTCCTTTTTAGCAATAGTCTTGCTTTCGGGTAGATTCAATAATTCTTCAAGTTTCTTTGTCATATGAATACTTATCGTTTTCCGTTATGGAAAATATCATTTTCTGAAACAACTCTAAAGAATACACCTGCTTGTTTAGACCAAGCCCTGGCAGCTTCCCATTTGGCCATGTTTAATACTGCGTGAGCTTGACTGTGTTTACTGCGCCCTGCTTCTTTTAGACTTGTTTGTTTTAGGGGTTTTACTTCAATAATTTCAGCGTGTGTTCTACCATTCTTATCAACATAGCTGATAAAAAAGTCCGGAACATAAACTGTTTGCTTACCTGTAAAGGGATTACGATATGGAATTTTTATTGCTTCGCTAGACCAGTTTTGTATTGCAGGATTGTTATCACAAAACTGCATAAATGCCCATTCCCATGAGCTACGGTATGTTGGTGTTTTATTACCTATATACTTTGCTGGGTTCTTGGGTACAAACTTGCCCTGTACAAACTGTTTCATATGACAATGTTACGTTTCTCAAGAAGGTCAGTTGTGTCTTCTTTACGATATCCCAGTGTGGATATTTTTTGTCTGTTGTAGTTTAATACTTCAGTGACTACCGCTGATAACTGTAAGTCCGGAAGATTTTCTAATGTGTTTAATAGGGTAAAAACATTGACCTTGTCTACCTTGGCCTGTTGTAGTAGAATGATAGCAGTGGAGTTACTGGCTAGATCATCAAATCCACGTTTTCTAAAAAATCCAGTTACTGCATCTATATCAGCCGCAGGAAAACTAGAAGGTTGCGTATAGTAACTGTCAAAGAATATTTTTACTTTATCGCTAGAATCTTCGCTGAGTATGTTTTGAGGTAGATTAGAAACTGCCATGATTATCCTTGGTTCTTGATTAGTTGGTATTGACTTTGTACTTCAGGTGCACCGCTGATTACTTTATCTAATGCCGTTGCTTCGTATGACTGTTGTGCTGATCTGCTTAGACTATTCCATCTAGCATTTATATCAGATAAACTTCCCGAACCAATAGCTTTGGCAAATACACTAGTTCTTGCTAGTGATGTTAGTGCGCCTGGTCGTGCGTTAAAGAATGCTTCTACTTTACTTCTTGGTAGGGGACCATTGCCCTGTGTTTGTTGTGTTAGTGTAGCCGATACTGATAAGTTTTGTCCGCTTACACTAGTCTTAGGAAATAATACATTGGCAACACCACTGACATTTACACCAGTAGTCGATTGTATGGCACCAGTTACAATACCAAATCCTTCTTGCTTAATGCCTGCTGTAGTTAATTTTTTAGCATTGTTAATAACTGCCGCACCTTTGACTAATGTTCCTAGTAGTGCGCCTGGACTGCTAAATGCTGTGCCGCTGGCAATACCACCTACAATGTCTGCCGCGCCACCAAGAATACCGCCTTGACCAAATAGGCCAACTTTACCACCGCCTAGTAGAGTCAACGGGCTTGGACTCTTATCATAGTAGTCTTGTGCAAATCCTGTTGGGTTGCCTGTGCTAACACGACCCTGTCCGTAGATAACTGCTTCATACTGTACAGTCATTTTGTTGTCAGCAGTTTCTGAACCTTGACTGTTGTCTAGGCTTGAGTGTTGCCAGTTAGTTAGTATAGGATTTATCAGTGTAAAACTTTGATACTGTTGTTTGCTCAACTGAAATATCTGTATGCTTGTAAAAAACGGATATGACGAATCGTTGTCTAAACCGTATCTATATGTGGTTTTATCTCGGTACGTATTAGTTTTTTTATAGGCCGCAGGTGTGCCTGATTCACTCGATCCGTTAGTGTCAGCAGGCCGACCAAATATTCTATCCACACCTGGGATTAACGCATTAGCAACGGCGCTTACAGTTGCTCCAAATCCTGTTTTATTTGATTGTGCCTGAGCACCTGCACTACCGCCATGCGATGAATCAACAAAATAGTAGCCGTAGTATAGACTCCATAAGGCAGTAGTAATGCCTAGATTGTCATCGTGGAATGTAATGCTGATAGGATCGTATTCTAACTTAGTTTGTACTGCACGTTTACGATTGTATTGTTGTGCAACATCTACAGTCATCTTAAACTTAGGCAAGTCAAGTGACTTAACTAATAGTCCTACAGTTGTTTGATGTTGTTCTTTAAAGTTAGTGCCTGCAAGTGCATTAGGGTTTAGATTAAAAACCACATGATATAGGAACTTGGTCTTGGGAGCAAGTCTAAATGCACTGTCATTGTATAGTCGTGCCGCGTGAGCAAAGTCTCCTAGGTTCCCTTTGGGATTAGTGAGACCTTTGCCAAGATTGTCTAAAAAGCCAGATAACATACTCATAACAATATTTATCGATTAGAATAAAGTGGAGAGATAATAAAAAAGGACACCGAAGTGTCCTTTTAAGCTCCCGGTAAACAGTTCTTATGCGCCGCCGGTTACGAATGTGCCTAGGCTACGTCCGATAGCTGTTCCAACGCCTGTTCCTACTGGGCTTTGGATAGCATTATCATAACGAATAGCTAGTTGGATTGTAACTGGTTCATTATTGGCGTATGCTAATGTTTGATAGTTAGCATTCTTTACATAACAACCGTAGATTTCCCATGTTTCTAGTACGTTAGGTACGTTAGCACCGTTACCACCATCAAGAATCTCAATACGAGTAGTGAACTTGTAATCGATGCCAGATGCCGCACTTGACTGCTCATAGAAGTCAAACTGTTTCTGTAGTTGTTCGCCAACAAGTTTCTGCACTTGTCCGGTTACGTCATCACGCAAGTTGATTGTGATGTCGTTCCAGTTGTGCTTGCCTGCTAAACGCACACGTGAGTTATAAACGTGGATCTCAATATCTTCAAAGTCCAATGTTGGTCTTGTGATATCGACAACTTGTTTTGTTAACTCAGTTGTTGGTGTTGATACGCCAAAGTTCTCAAGTGAAACCCTAAAACGATATTGCAGTTTAGGCATCAACAAGCCTTGTGCGCTTGCTGATTGATCACTTGCTAAGGGTACTGTTAATTTGCTTAGTGTTGAAATAGACATTTGTGTCTCCCTTATTCTTATTTATTAATTGCCTAAACCTGCGATCTCGCCAGTGTTCTTCAAGCGTACTGGAATATAGATAAACTCCACGGCTTTTACTGGTTCAATAGCAATGTCTACGTGTAGCTCGCTACGATCGATTCTGTTAGGTGTATTGTTACTTTCGTCACAAACAACTAGGAAGTCGTATAGAGCACGTTGTCCTACTAGTTCTAACAATAGGCTTTCAACCTGTTGTTTGATCTCATCTCTTGTGATCTTATCGTTAGGTTCAAAGATGTAAGGCTTAGCTAGTTTGTTTAACTGGTTACGTAGGAATATTACCAAACGTGCCACGTTAATACGATCTAAAGCACTTGCGCCTCTTGCACGAGTCTTCTGACCAAAGTTAACTAGTCCAGCGCCAGTGAAGTAAGTGATTGGGTTAACGGCTACATTATACAATGTATCACGCTGACCGTCAT